AAAGTTGTTCAGGATGCCGGAATCACTCTCAAGTTTGGAGATGTTGAAGAGGTAGAAGAGGTAATTACTGCTGAAAATATCTACGACTACTTGTTAAAGCGTGGTATAGAATGACGAAAATGAAAGTTATTGCAAAACGAGGCACCGAAACAGTAGCATTAGCTGCACAAGATGCAGACCCTTCGGACCAGCGTCTTCAAGTTATGCTCCAAGACACTGAAACGGGCAAAAAGACTGGGCCTTTCTTGTGGTACAGTCTGCTGGCTCGTGGCTATTGGGAACCCGTTGTTGATACTAATTTGTTGAGCGACCCCGCTGCAACTTTAGATGAGATAGACTAGTGATATGAGTTCACTCGAAAACGAAACTAATTACGATCCTTTTGAAGAAGATATGTACGTGTCGGGTACGGAGCCGCCAACTATTGACGATTTCCGTGAATATCAAACGCAGCTGCTTAGCCGTTATGCCGAAGTAGTGAAGCGGGCAGGGCTTCCCTTAAACGAACGTGGCACAGTCGACTGGAAAGCTGTCGTTGCAGAAGAACGTGCAAAGCTGGAAAAAGAAGCTGATTCTTGATACTACCCACGTAGTTACACTAGTTTTTGTTGTTGGCATGGTAAAATAAAATTTGATAGAGCGTACGCTTTGCGTATCCCGCAGGGCTTGTTCAATACTAGTATTGTAACTACAAGAATATGGAGGCAATTATGCCGGGAGTTAATGTCACCACTGCAGTACGCACGGGTCCTGTGGGCACCGGCACTAATGTGGCTGGTCAAGCTTTTTTGGTGGGTACTGCTGAGCGGGGGTCAACGACTGAGCCTACGCTTCTTCGTAGTTTTAGAGACTACACGACTTACTATGGCAAGTATCAGTCGGGCAATTTATATTCGCATGTGAAAACGTTTTTCGATGAAGGCGGTTCTCGTTGCTACGTTTTCCGGGCCATTAATTATACGACTGCGGATCAGGTTGCTGCGGCGGTTACTTTGAACCAGAGCGCTTCGGCTACCCTGACGTTGACTGCCGCTAATGTTGGCACTTGGGGCAACGGTTTGACAGCAACGATTCAGACGATTGCTGAAGATCCCAACATTTTGGCAGGATATTTCCGTGTTAAGATTGCGTTAGATGGTGAAACGTTGCTGTCGACGCGTGATTTGGCTGACAAGTCAGACGCTATTAGCTTTATCAACACTTCTGTTGTCAAGCATCTGGTTGTCGCATCGGACGCTGATCCTCTTGCAGGCAATCCTACTGCGATTGCGGATGAGCCTTTTGCTGGCGGTTCTGATGGAACTGCTCCGCTTACTGACCATATCGAAGACGCTTTGGATGGTTCGTTTGATGCTGATCCAGATGTGGAAAGTTGTTTTAGCGCTACGTTAGCAACTGGGGCTGTGGCAGCGCCGGGATACACTGGCTCGCAGATTTGGAATGCGCTACGCAATCATGCTGCGGCTAATAACCGGATTGCTGTGTGTGCTTTTACTTTGGGCGATTCTTCGGCGGGGGCTAAGACGGCGGCATCAGCGTACTATGCTGACAATGAAGGAAAGTCGATGGCATTCTACTGGCCGCACATTAAGGTTCCTGCTCCGAACACCAACGAGTTGGCGACGGGTCAGTCTACAGTAACGACTGCCACGATTAATCTTTCACCGGAAGCCTATGCTGCGGCAGCGCGTGCAAAGGCTGTGGAGGCGGCAGGCGGTCCTTGGCGTGCTGGTGCGGGTCAGATTTCTCAGGCGGTTAATATCACTGATTTGTATCAGGATGTGACTCCGGCTACGGCAGACACGTTGGATAAGGCGCGTGTTAACGCTATCCGTAAGGTTAATGACACGATTCGGGTGTATGGCGCTCGTTCGGTTTCTAGCGATGAAGTGAATTGGCGGTACATTACGCAGCAGGACACGATTAATTACATTAAGAACGGTGTTGAGGAGCGCATGGAGCGTTTCTTGTTTGAGGTGATTGATGGTAATGGTATACTGTTTGGGCGAATCCGTGCGTCGATTACTGCGTTGTTAAAGCCTATCGCTAAGCTCAATGGGTTGTACGCTGCTTTTGATGCCAACGGCAAGCAGATTGACCCTGGGTTTACGGTTGATGTTTCTGCTGACAATAACCCGACTGCTCAGCTGGCTGAAGGCGAAGTCACCGCCACGATCGGTGTTCGCGTGTCGGGTGTGGCAGATTTAATTAATGTTGTTATCACCAAGAGTAATCTTGTTGATCCTCTAGTGTAAGGAGAGAATAAGCTATGGCATTAGCAAAGGCAACTCAAAGGCAGATTGTGGCTGAGATTAGCCCCTTGAATAAGGCGGGTGTTAATCCGCCTGATTTGCAGGGCAGCGATGTTGGCCCGTACTTTACGACCGTTAGTGGTGGGGAGATTAGTGCTGCAGTTGAGAAGGTGTATGATGGTGGCGCTCCGTTCCCTGTAACGTTGTGTGCTCCGTCGGAAATTGGTGATATCACTGTTAGTCGTTTTGTTACGACTAATTCTGGTGAGTACACTGATATCAAGAGCCTTCGGCAGCTGGTTGGCAAGGCACACTATGATGTGACTGTGTATACCCTTAACTGCGATCTTAAGGAGCCTGGGTCTGAGCGTGTTTATCCGGAGGCACTGCTGGTGGGGCTTACTGAGCCTGATGGCGACGCATCTTCGGGCGCTCCGGCGACGTTTTCTTTAACGTTTGCTATTTCGGAAGTTGAGTAATTTTTACTTAGTTTATTAGTCTTTACACTATTTTAGAGAAAGCGTCACTTTCGGGTGACGCTTTTTCTTTTGTAGTGCCTTGACATGGGGTTTTGATTTTAATAGCCTATCTAGGAAGCTGTTTGTCTATGAAAGGATTTGGAATGGCCGACGATATTGTTGAGGTTGAGGGAGCATCTCCCACTAAGAAGGCAGATGATGCTTTTGGTTCCACCAGTAGGAGCGTGTCTGTGTTGGACATGTTGAAAGAGGAGATCTCTCGTGAGGTTACTCGTCCGGAAGTGGAGATGAATGTGCCGGAGCGTTCTGGGGTTACTGTTCGGTTCTCGCCTAATATTACGAATGATCAGTTGAAGGCTTGGCGACGGAATTCCACGAATCGGAAGACTGATGAGCTGGATTCAATCAAGTTTTCGTGTTATGTGATTGGTAATACGGTTACTGGTATTTATATGAAGGACGAGTTGGTGTTGGATGATAATGGTAATGCGGTTACGTTTGCGTCTCCGGTGATGATGGAGATGACGGGTACGCAGCGTCCGTTGCCTGATGCTATTCGTGCGTTTTATGGGGTTGATCCTCATTTGGAGAATGTGGCGTTGAAGATTTTGGATTATGCTGGGTATGGGGATGATGTTGATGCTGAGGACCCTATGCAGGGCTAGTTGATGAGCTAGCCCTTGATCCTCGGATTAAGTCTGTTGCGCGGCTTGCTGAGGCGTTTCATTGTGATCCGATTCAGTTGTTGAATTGTGATTTGGATGAGTGGTTGATTCGTATGGCTGCGGCTAAGGCTTTGTCTGCGGATCATGAGCGTAGAGAAAAAGAAAGAAAGGGTAGTCATGGTGGCTACTGATAACCGGGAATTTCTATAGAATAATAGAAGTTCCCGGTTTTCTTTGTTTGGGGGAGGTGTTTGTATGGCGGCACAAGACAAGGTCGTAATTCAGGTTGATGTTGATTTAGGTAGTAGTCTGGCACAGTTTACTGCTTTAAAGCAAGTAATGGATGATTTAGATAAGCGGACTAAGCGTTATGCTGATCATCTCAAGAATACAAATAAGCACACACAAAAAGCGTCAGCTAATTACGATAAAATTGAGCAGTCGATTAAAAGAACGAATGATCGATTAGATCAGACGGTTACAAACTTCAACAAGGTAGCTGGAAGCACTGCCAATGTGAACAAAGCGTTGGATAAGCATGACCGCAAGATGGATAAAGTCGATCGCAAGCATCGTAGACTGGGCAACACCATACGAGGATTGACTAAAGTATTTCAAAAGTTTATTACCACTTTAGGAAAGTTTACAATCTTTGCATTAGTTGGGCAACTCGGGCTATTTACTTTAGGTTTACTTTCAATTAAACTGGCTTTAATTACAGGGCGTGCTGCCGTGTCGCTCTATGATATAGCATTAAAAGGCTTATCGGTTACTGCGGCGGGAGCGGCAACTGCGCTTTCTGTAGCCGCTGCAGCTATGCGCCAATTTCAAGAAGCGATGCTTATTCCTACTATGGGCGGGGCCATGAATAAACAGGGCGCTCAAAATGCGGCTCTGCTTAGTCGTAGTTTAGGTTCACGCAGTTCAGGATTGTTGGGCGGCGAAGCAAGTCAAGCTCTAATTACAGCATTTGCTAGATCAGGCGTGCGGCCTTCGCAGTCAGCAGGTTTGGCTCGCCAGATGATTAACTTATCAGGCGGCGATCCGGCGGCGGTCCAACAAATGGCGCAGGCTATTGCATCGGGAGACCTGACAGCGGCTACGGCGTCAGTGTCGGGTGCTCGGGGCTTTAAAAAAGATTCGTTGGAAGGTGTATCTACGGTAGCTGAACTTATGGCAGCGATAGGTTCTGGGCGTGTGGTGTCTGACAATTTTCGTGGAGTTAGTGCAGGCTTAGCCGGAACGTTTATTGGCACGGGAAAAACAGAATTTGCTGGGTTAAAAAACATGTTTGCAGATATGGGTCAGGGTTTATTAGGTCCTTTCCGTGACGCCATGTTAGATATCGGTCGAATTATGCGCCAAAACTTTGTAGGTATGGCGGCGCTGATTCAACGGTTTGGGGGGGAGTCTTTTGCGCCCACGCTGGTAACAATGGTCGATAAGACTATGGATTTTATTCGAAGTAATATTTTTGACCATTTAGATAATATTACTCAAATGGGAGAAAGTTTTGTTGGCTTCTTTAGGTCTATTCGGAATTTCTTTAGAGGGGTGGGAGATTTTCTAGGAGAGTTTGAGCCAGCGGCTAATGTGTTGATTGATATGTTTGGGGCTATGCGCTCTACTGGTGGCGGGCGTAGTTTGTTTAGACGGTTTTCTGATTCGATTGTTGAAAACGCTAGTGCGTTTAAACAGTTTGGTTCTTCGGTGGGTAATGTTATTGGGGCATTGTTTGATGTTTTAGGAGCTGGTCAGGATAGCTTTTTTGATAGGTTGCCGTTTTTTGCTGAAATTTTAGACAAAATTGCTTTTAAAATAATTCCTAGTTTGACGCGCATTTTTAATGCTTTCCTTCCGTTGATGCAGCAGCTTCCGGGGGCGCTGGATGGCTTAGCGGTTGTTTTGAACGTTCTGGCCCCGATTATTGAGGGTCTCGTCAGTGTTGTTTCCACGTTAATTGGGGTGCTCTCCATGATCCCTGTCCCTGGGGGAGATGGCGCCAACTTAGGCAATATCGCTATGATCATGGGCGGCGCTATGTTGTTCAAGGGCCGAAACTTACGTAAAGCTAATAGCCTGCGGGCTTCTGCGGGATTACCGTTGTTGGGGGGCGGCGGTCGTTTCGGTAGTAATACGTTAAATTTAGCTAGAGCGCAGAGAGGCATGTTGCCTCAGTATGTGTCTGGATCGTTTATGAATTCGTGGAGAACCGGTGCTCGTATGCAGTTTAAAACAATGGGTGGCGTGACTATGCCGCCACGGGCTTTGGCTATGAGCGTGAGTTCAGGTCGCTATTTGAACAATATGGCTGCCGCTTCGGGAGCATCTAGAGGATTCGGTGGTTTAAGTGCGCTGGGTAAGGCAAATGTCCTTGCAGGTATCGGGTTGGGCGGCTATGAAATGTTTAATTCTACTACAAACGCTTATAAAACTGGGCGTATGGGTGCAGGCGGTGCATTAGGAGGTGCTTCGGTTGGGGCAAGTATTGGCACAATGATTATGCCTGGTATTCCGACTGTAGTGGGAGCGTTAATTGGGGCTGCTGTGGGGCTCACGGTAGAAGGAATTGCCGCTGCCGTAGGAAATAGCCGATTAAAGACTAAAGCGAAAAAAGCTGCGGCTGATGTTATGAAGCAGGCTAGGGGTTTGAGTTTGGCGGGGGCAGGCGGGAATGCGTTTACTCGGACGGAGCAGGAGCTTAGTTTGTTGACGGCGGCTATGGAGGCTGCATTTGATCCAAAAACTGGTGAGTTTAAGCCCGATGGAGATACTCGGGCATTCAGGGATTATCTTCATTTTATGGGCATCGATCCGAACGCTGTGCATCGGGATGAGATGTTCAATGAGCTTATAGGTGGGGATCTTAAGGGGGAGTTGGAAGGTGAACTAAATGAAGCTAATCGGTTTGCGTCGGAGCAGATTTCAGATTTTGCTAGCATGTTAGATCTGGAGACTGATGTAGTTGGGGCGGCTTTAGAGCGTTTGGGTTTAGATATTTATAAGACTTTAGATCAGACAGGCGCTGCTTTGCTTATTTTGGCTCAAGTTTTACCACTGATAGAGCGCAATGAAACGTTCCTTCCAGATTTGAGTACTTCAGCGATGGGGCAAGCCGAGTTGAAGGCGACAGCTAATGCGGCGTTTACAACGTTAGCGAATGCTACTGGTGATGATTTTACGACAGATTTAATTTCTGATGCGATTCAAGCTTTTGCTGTGTTTGAAGTAGCGTCTGGCCTGTCGCCGGATATTGCGGGATTTTCTGCTTTGCGTGAGATACGTGAGAAGTTACTTACTCCTGGGCTGCTGGATCCTGATCGGGCAGGTTTGTTGGAGGAGGCGATGGTTACGGCTTCTAATGACATGGTTGCGCAGATGGAAGCGAAGTACGGTTTCAAGCCCGGAACTTTCGCTCAGTTTGGCGGCGAAAACGGTATTGTTGGCGACGAACCTGGCGAGCTAGGCGACATGGATAACTTTTTAACCAAGCAAGCTAAGTTACGTAACGCTTTGAATCTTACTTCTGGTTTGACCGGCGCAGCTCGGATACAGGCTTTGAAAGCTGCTGGCGTGTCTTTCTTGCCTGGCACTAAAGACGTTATTGGAAAGGCTTTCAGAAATGAACTTGGGGCGGCGGGCGATCGCTTTTCTTCTAATGCTTCGTTAGAGCAGCTAGCTGCGGAGGTTGACAAAGCGGGCGGAGATTCTACCGGCGTGCTACTTAGAACATTGGGAGAACAGGGCATGCTTGGCGAAAATGATGCTTTGGCGCTTCTGCGAACTAATGCTTTAGACCAGATCCAGATATCAAACGCTGAGATTTTAGAAGTGCTAAGATCAATTCATAACAGTGGCAACGATCCTGAACGAGTTGGCCGTGCTCTTACGGTCATCTAGCTTTAAATTTGAAAGATAAGTATGACAATTCTACAACAACAAATAGTGACACTTAACAATGAAATTGATATCTTTGTTGATTATGTTGGTGCCGAGCCTAATCGTGTGCTCTTAAAACCGTTTCAGCCTAACAAAGCTTCGTCAAGCTCTTCTAGTTCGGCAGAGCCTGTTGGACCTTATCTGTATCAGCTGCCCGATAATAAGTCATGGTCAGACTTTCAAGTAGAATTTCCGTTTGGTCCTCAAGATGTTGAGTTTGAAGACTATGTGGCTACAACGAAACAGCTTCCGCGTCCTGGCAAATCTCCTTTGCTTGTGTTTGAAAATCCGAGTTTACGGACTATTACTTTTAAGGGCATGATTGCAGATAAAGTGTCGCATGGCTGCGATCCGGTTTCTGTTGTTGAAGTTTTAGATCGTTTGGAGTTGATTGCAAGTAACGCTATTCCGTGTAAGTTTATTTATGGAGTATCTGCGGTTCCGTACGCTGTAACTATCACAAAGTTTGGGTTTACTGTTAAGCGTCGAAATGTGCAAGGCAACCCTACTCAGGTTGAGTTTAATATTCAGTTGACTGAGACTCCACGTTATGATCAAAAAGTTGTTTTGTTGGCTGGCGTGACTTTTGATGGAGGGACTACAGGCAGTGATGTCACAGCGGATCCCCCCGACGACACCGTTACTGATATTACAGTTGTTGTTGATTCTAATGTGCTGGCGAATTTACTGGACAACGCCCTATCGTAGGAGTGTAGAATGAGTATTTCAGACGCTTTTACCAATAACGATTATTTATTTATCGGTGAAATCGGTGACGAAAACGTATTAGTGCGGGAGTCTATTCTTAGTCTTCAATTTGATTTGGCTGCTACGATGGTCAGTGAAATACAGTTTGAAGTTTATGACCCTGGGTTTAAAATGCTAAATAGCAACTTCTTTATGATAGGCCGCAGAGTCGCTTTTGTTTTACCCGAAACAATTACTTTGCAGGAGTCTGACGGAGAGGATGTTACAGTATCTATTCAGACTGTAGAGTTTGAAATAGCTGCCATCGCTGCCTCACATGGAACTTCCGACACAGTAACGGTCACTGCACGTAGCAGGCCGATGCAGCAAATGCGGCGTGAAAAAGGACAAAGATCATACGGTCGCATATCACCCACGGCGTTTGCATCCGCCGCTGCAGCACGATTTGGTTTAAAATTTTTTGGAGAAAGTACCCCTGTCGATGGTAACATTATCCGAGAACAACACGAACAAAAAGACGAATCAACGTTTGATGTTTTGAGCCGGTTAGCCCGTGAAGCAGAATTTATGTTTTTTGAAGCAAACGGCATAATGTACTTTGCTTCAGAAGAGTTCATTATAGCCCGCCAGCCTTCTATGGAAATTAATGTACCGTCTGCTAATACTGATCCGTTTTTTGCGTCTAGTCTAACTGTTCGTAGGTCCACGGATAGTCGCAATTCGGCGGCTACGCTGCAAGCTAGCTTAATTAAAAACACGTCTTCGATTACTGTTTTTCCCGGTGTTGGAGTTACTATTAAAGGTTTAGATAATTTTGACAAAAAGTTTATGGTAGATCGGGTTAGTTTTGACACTACCAAGACTGGGTTTGTGGCTATTTCCGGCACATGCCCGGAAGACTCTGACGACATGGGGTGTGATCAAAAAGTGTTTGCTATAGGGTCTACCGGTAAGTGTGTAGAGCGTATTCAGAAAGCGATTGCATCGAGCTACAGTAAACGTCAAGTCACCGTTAAATTGACTCCAGCAGAAATTGCTCAACTCCAGAAGGCCGGAATTAATTTGATTAACACTTCGTATGTTACCACAATTAATTATGCTTTACCGATTGATGGTAGGTTTGGGCAAGTTACTGAAGATGCTGTTAAGAATTTCCAAAAGTTAAATAATTTGCCTGTTGATGGTATAGTAGATGAAGACGATTGGGCAATTATTAAGGCAGCAATATGAGGCGTTCTGACTTTAATACATCAGCAAGTGGAGGTGCGGCGCTCACTGGCATTTTTCAGGCTAGGGTCGTTGCTGTCGATGAAGACTCCACTCTACGTATAAAGATACCTAAGATAGGGTTAGATAATATTTATGAAGGGGTTCTGTTTTCTGGACCCGAACCCGACGTTGGCGATTTAGTTTATGTAGGTTTTTTAGAAGGAAAAGCAGGGTCTTTTGTAGCGTTTACCGGAGGAGAAGGTACAGCTATTGAGTTGTCGGATAATCCTCCGCCCGATCCCGATATCGGTGATTTGTGGTTTGAAACAGCCACTGGTAAGACTTTTCTGTATTATGACTCTTACTGGGTTGAAGTTGGGTCGTCAATTAAAGCATTTGGGATACTGTCGGATACGGATAGTGACACTTCTATCAATGTTGAACAATTTGCGGATGATGACACGATTCGTTTTAAGACAGCGGGCACAGAACGGCTGACAATTAATAGCTCTGGGCATCTGCTTCCAAGCGCCAACGAAACGTATGATCTAGGCTCAGCTTTGTACAGGTTTCGGGATTTGTATCTGTCAGGCACCAGTATTAATTTAGGCGGAGCCTCAATAACGTCGAATGGTACTAATATTACCGTGTCAGGGACGTTTGAAGGGCGAGACTTGGCAAGCGACGGAACTAAGCTAGATGGAATTACTGCTGGGGCGAATGTGACCGACGCTGCAACGGTTGAGGCCGCTATCGAATCTATTCTGCTTACTTCTGTTGCAGGGGATACTGGCGATGAGCTTTTAATTGTTGATGCCACGGACGGTGGACTAAAAGCTGTTCTGTGGGAAACCCTGCCCGGTGTTGGGGCAGGGCTTAACAATGTTGTAGAAGACACTACCCCGCAGCTGGGGGGTGCGTTAGACGTTAATGGTCAAGAGATTACGGGTGCGATTGATTTGCATTCTACTGGTGACGTAATCACTGAACTAGGGGATGCTGCAGGCGTCAATAAGCTGTCTGTTCGTGACTCTGCGGCAATTGAAGTTGCATCGATTGACTCCGACGGAAATTTGGCTCTGTCTGGCAGCGTTGACGGGCGCGACATAGCTGCCGATGGTTCAAAACTTGATGGGATCGAAACAGGCGCTGATGTCACAGATGCTACCAATGTTGAAACGGCAATCGAAGCGATTACTCTTACTTCTGTTTCTGGAGCCACGGGAGACGAGATCCTTGTAGTGGATGCGACTGATGGTGGTTTGAAAGCTGTTCTTTGGGAAAATTTGCCTGCAGCGCCTGTTGATTCTGTCAACAGCCAAACTGGTGCTGTTGTGCTCGACGCCGATGACATTTCGGATGCCGTTACAACCAACAAGTTTACGACCGCAGCTGAAATCACAAAACTTGCTGGGATCGAAACCGGCGCTGACGTTACCGACGCAACAAACGTCGAAACAGCGATTGAGGCAATCACACTGACTTCTGTCTCCGGAGCCACAGGAGACGAGATCCTCGTAGTAGATGCAACCGACGGCGGTTTGAAAGCGGTTTTTTGGGAAAACCTGCCGTCGGCGCCTGTTGACTCAGTCAACAGTCAAACGGGTGCTGTTGTTCTTGATGCTGACGACATCTCTGATACTTCAACGACAAACAAGTTTACGACAGCGGCTAACCTCACCAAACTGGGTCACATAACCGTTACTCAGGCAGTCGACCTTGACGCCATCGAAACTAGAGTTAATCAACTAGACGCTGTGGTTGTGTTGCAAGGATCTTGGGATGCGTCTGCAGGTTCGTTCCCTGGTTCTGGTTCTGCTCAAGCTGGCGATAGCTACATTGTTTCGGTGGCTGGCACGGTCGACAGCGTGGCGTTCTCTGTAAACGACAGGTTGTTAGCGATTGTAGATAATGCTTCTACTTCGACGTATGCGTCTAACTGGTTGAAGCTGGATTACACCGATCAGGTGTTGAGTGTCAACACGCAAACTGGGGCGGTTGTTCTAGATGCGGATGATATCTCGGATACGTCTACGACGAACAAGTTTACAACAGCTGCCGATATTTCAAAACTTGCCGGTATCGAGACTGGGGCTACTGCTGATCAGACGGCTGCTGACATTAGAAGTCTTGGTTTTTTTGACACGACGAATGATGGCACTGGTTCTGGACTTGATGCGGATTTGTTAGACGGAAACCATGCGACTGCGTTTGCGACTGCATCTCAAGGTTCTACTGCTGATTCTGCGCTTCAGAACGTTGTAGAAGACACCACTCCGCAGCTTGGCGGTGCGTTGGATGTCAACGGGCAGGAGATCACGGGCGCTATTGATCTGCATTCGACGGGTGACGTGATTACTGAACTTGGAGATGCTGCGGGCGTCAACAAGTTGTCGGTGCGGGATTCTGCCGCTGCTGAGGTTGCTGCGTTTGATTCGGATGGCAACTTGACGTTGGCTGGGACTGTCGACGGTCGCGATGTAGCGGCCGACGGAACGAAACTGGACGGGATCGAATCGGGAGCCGAGGTCAACGCTGTTGACTCGGTGAACTCGCAGACTGGCGTTGTTGTTTTGGATGCCGATGACATCTCGGACGCTTCTACAACGAACAAATTCACCACAGCCGCAGACATTACAAAACTAGCCGGGATTGAGACTGGGGCAACTGCAGACCAGACTGCAGCAGATATCCGAGGCTTGGGATTTTTTGACACAAGTAATGATGGTACGGGTTCCGGTCTTGATGCCGACCTTCTTGATGGCAACCATGCGACTGCATTCGCTACTGCTGCGCAAGGTTCTACCGCTGATTCTGCGTTGCAAAACGTTGTCGAAGACACCACTCCGCAGCTGGGTGGCGCTCTCGATGTAAACGGCCAGGAAATTACTGGCGCCATCGATCTCCACTCAACTGGTGACATCATCACAGAGTTGGGTGATGCTGCTGGCGCGAACAAGCTGTCTATCCGAGATTCTGCTGCAGTCGAAGTTGCTGCATTTGATTCGGATGGCAACTTGACGTTGTCTGGAACTGTGGACGGCCGGGATGTAGCGACCGACGGAACGAAGCTGGACGGGATTGCTGCTGGGGCTGAGGTCAATGCTGTTGACTCGGTGAACTCGCAGACTGGCGTTGTTGTTTTGGATGCCGATGATATTTCGGATGCTGCCACAACCAACAAGTTTACGACCGCTGCCGATATTACGAAGCTGGCTGGGATCGAAACGGGTGCTGACGTTACTGACGCAGCGAATGTTGAAACGTCTATTGAAGCGATCACGTTGACTTCTGTTGCGGGCGCTACAGGCGACGAGCTTCTTATTGTTGACGCCACCGACGGAGGATTGAAAGCCGTTCTCTGGGAGAATCTTCCTGGCAGCGGTGGAGGCATTAGCAATGTTGTAGAAGACACTACACCTCAGTTGGGCGGTGCTCTTGACGTAAACGGGCAGGAAATTACTGGTGCGATTGATCTTCACTCAACGGGTGACATCATCAATGAGCTTGGAGATGCTGCGGGCGCAAATAAGCTGGCTATCCGAGATTCTGCTGCTGTTGAGGTCGCTGCGTTTGATTCGGACGGAAACCTGACGCTGTCTGGCACTGTCGACGGTCGCGATGTAGCTGCTGACGGCACGAAGCTGGATGGGATTGCGGCTGGCGCTGAGGTTAACGCTGTTGATTCGGTCAACAGTCAAACTGGCGCCGTTGTTCTTGACGCTGACGATATTTCGGACGCTGCTACGACCAACAAGTTCACAACTGCAGCTAATCTCACTAAGCTGGGTCACATAACTGTTACTCAGGCTGTTGATCTTGACACGATTGAAAGCAGGGTCAACCAGTTGGATGCAGCGGTTGTGCTGCAAGGATCTTGGGATGCGTCTGGAGGGTCGTTCCCTGGTTCGGGATCTGCTCAAGCTGGTGACAGCTACATTGTTTCAGTAGCTGGCACTGTCGACAGCGTGGCTTTCTCTGTCAACGACAGGCTGTTGGCAATCGTAGATAATGCTTCTACTACAACGTATGCGTCTAACTGGTTAAAGCTGGATTACACCGATCAGGTGTTGAGTGTCAACACGCAAACTGGAGCGGTTGTTCTAGATGCTGACGACATTTCTGATACGTCCACGACGAACAAGTTTACGACTGCGGCCGATATTACGAAACTGGCTGGAATCGAAACGGGTGCTGACGTTACCGACGCAGCAAATGTTGAAACATCTATTGAGGCGATCACTCTTACTGCTGTTGCTGGTGCGACTGGCGACGAAGTGCTGATTGTTGACGCTACTGACGGCGGCTTGAAGGCGGTGTTGTGGGAGAATCTCCCTGGTGGTGGGGGCATTAGTAATGTTGTGGAAGACACGACTCCTCAGCTTGGTGGGGCGCTTGATGTCAATGGTCAAGAGATCACTGGGGCTATTGATCTTCACTCAACAGGCGATGTGATCATTGAGCTTGGCGATGCCGCTGGCACAAACAAGTTGTCTATCAGGGATTCTGGAGCGGTTGAACAGTTCTTGGTTGACTCTGACGGCAACGTCGGTGTCGGCAAGACACCCAACGCTGGTTCTAGGTTGGACGTAAACGGCAGGATTGAGGCGTATCAGAACACGCTGCAAACCAATAACGATGACTATGCGTTCATTACTTCTGGAAACTTTGGTGGCGGCTACGGTTTCTATGAGGGAACTAACCGTGCAGTGATCGTCGCTCCTGGCGGCAATCAAATGGAGTTCTTTGTCGGTGGGTCGCCTACGTCGTGGGGGACGATGGCGATCGACATTGATGCTTCTGGCAATGTGAAGTTCCCTGTATCTATCCAAGATAGCACGGGCCGAGACATTTCAGATGCTGTTACTAGCACTGATGTGACTGATATTGTTGAGATTAGCCAAGCGTCGTATACTGCTTTGGGCGCTGGTCGTCCCGCTAATCGTCTTTACCTGATTACGAGCTAATAATGGCTGCTCCTGTACTTGAGTCGTTCAACTCGAACACCGGCGACGACAACGGGTTCACGGTCACGAAACCGTCGAGCGTAGCGACCGGCGATCTGCTGTTGCTGTTCGTCACGTTGGAGAACACCAAAGGCACGAATGATCTGACGGCGCCGAGCGGGTTCACACTCCTTCAGTGGATTGGTAACAACATTCAAGACGCTCATGCGTGGGTGTTCTACCGTATTGCTGACGGCACTGAGGGGTCGTCGGTAACGATCTCACCACCGAGGCGTGCTGAGGGCGCAGCGTGGTATCTGCGCGTCTCTGGGGCCGATACGACGACGCCGTTCGGCGCTGACGTAAATACCGCTGCGAACACGACGAGCGTTCTCCCCATCGACCAGCTTACTCGTGACGACCAGAGCGAGGACCAGCTTGCGTTCTCGTTGTGCTCGTTTGACGGCGGCGACTCCGACATGGGCATCATCAGCACGTCGGGTTGGGACAACTACAACACCAATCGTGCTACGTCGAACTCGGCGCTCATTTCGGCTGGCCGCTACCTTGAGTCAGGGTCAGCAGGCGGTGATAGCTCGGGTGCGTGGGATACCCAAACCAAGACGGGCACAGGCACGGTTGGCACTTCAAGGTGGAGTTTCGCTGTCAGTGACGGCGCAGTCGGCATCGCATTCACCGTCAACCCTGGTGCAGGCGGCACGGAGTCGTTTCAGGGCAAGTTGGGCGATCTGACGGTGTCAAAGATGTATCTGGGGGATACGGAAGTTACTGGTGGGTATCTTGGAGATATCAACCTGTGGGCGTAAAATAATATACAGGTAGATACGCTACGTTGCTATTCTACATCTATTCGTATAATAAAGTGTAAAAGGATTATGAGATGGCTATTGATTTTCCAAATTCACCTAATGTCAACGATGAGTTTACTGTTGGCGACCGCACATGGCGGTGGGACGGCACAGTATGGTCCTTTGTTCCGAGCATCACTGAGATAAACGTAGACGTAGCTTCAGAGCTGCTCCCTATAGTGGTGACTCCTAACCCTCCTCGGGTTGATATTGTAGGCACTGCGCCCGTTTTAGGCTTCAACGACGACGGGCGGGAGTTTGTTGCCTCCGGTGATAGGCATGTACTTGTTTTCGATAACGATTCTTTAGGTGACCGTGGATTTGATACTCAGCTTAGTACGGTTGCTGATAGTTTTGATATGGGGCCAGCGACGTTTGATGCGGTTGCTTCAGCGGAAAGCTGGGGGCTGGTAGGCGGCCAATTGACCGGTCGGTATCCGTTTCATTTTAACAAGGATGAGGAGTTTGGTCGGAGTGTAGCTATGGCTGGTGATGGCACGCGGGTCGTTGTTGGCGGCATCTACATGTATTATGATGATGGCTCGCAGTTCGTGTACTCTGGCGGTTTTCGGGTGTATGAGCAGGTTGGAACTGATTGGTCGCAGATGGGGAGTGATATTTATGGGACTGTTGACGACGATTGGTTTGGCGGAGGAGCGATTGCTATTTCTAGGGATGGTACTCGTGTGGCTGCGGCAGCAACGTCTGCCTCCCCTGACTATGTGCGCGTTTTCGAGTATGATACGAATACTTCAGATTGGGTTCAGATGGGGAGTGATATTGACTGGTCTGATCTGGCCATTACCGAGATAAGTGAGATAGCGTTGTCTTCAGACGGTTCTCGTTTAATTGTTTCGTCCGCAAACAGTTCGAATACAACTTATGTTAGGGCATACGATTGGAATGGAACGGCGTGGGTGAAACTTTCGGCGGATATTACTGGTGTTGCTGGCGGGGGTTGGATAAGGGTTGTGCAAGTTTCGGATAACGGTAACCGAGTAATTTTAGGAGCACCCAGTTACGACGGGGTGGGAAGTGATTTTGGGCGTGCTCAGGTTTTTGATTGGACTGGGTCAGCGTGGAGTCAGGTTGGCCCTGACATTAATGGTTCCGCTGCCTCGGATGATCTGGGATATGCGGTTGATATTTCTGCTGATGGTAGCAGGATTGTTGTTTCTGCCCCGCAGGGTTTCACCGGAAGCAATGGTTACATACAAGTGTATGATTGGAGTGGGTCGGCGTGGGTTCAGGTAGGGGCAGATATAGTTGGAACCGTAGCTAATGAAGAATTTGGCTACGAGACGCGTATATCGGGTGATGGGTCTAGGATTGTTCAGTCGACCTTGCGCGCATCACCACAGTATGTTAGTGTATTTGAGTATAATGGGTCGGCGTGGGTGCAGCTGGGTTCAAATATAATTGGCGATACTATTGGCGATTATAAAGATGATTTTGGTTTTAAGGTGGACATATCGACCGATGGGTCTCGTATAATAGGCACTGATCTTTTCGCATATAACGGGGGCCACGCGTTAGTGTATGAGTATAAATTGTACAACAATTTGTGGACAGATAGCCATTACGGTCCTTCGTATCCTTATCATGACCTCGTAATAGGTCAGCAAATACAATTTACTGTTGCAAGTGGATCGACTGGATACGACACTACTACAACTTATTATGTTGCGGCGACTCCTGGGCCGAATACTTTCCAGTTGAGTACTAGCCCTGACAGTACAACAATTGTTACAGGAACAGGCGACTCCACGGGAGATTGGTATTACAATGTTGGGGAACCTTCCGGTTTTGCTATTAAGACCGGTATACCAGATGTGGATGGCAGCGTTTATCGCATGTATATTGGCGGGGGCAAGTGGCACAATCGTTGGGGAAAACCACCGGGCATTAGTTTGGGGGAGGCTACTAACAATCCCTTTACTACGGTGCATATCCGCGGAGGTTCGTCTGGACGCACGTTTGCTGATAAAGCGCACACGTTAGTGGTTGAGAATCACAATAATGGTGGTATAGGCGTCTATACACCACGCAACGCGCAGGGGTATATGCAGTTTGGTGATAACGATAATGCCTATATTGGGGGGTTCCGTTATCGGCATGGCTCGGACTATATGTACATGCGGACGGGTGGTGTTGATCATTTGACGTTGACTAATGTGGGGAATTTGGAAGGCAATGGGATATCGTGGAGTCCAACGTTTTCAAACCTAACAACTATTGGCACGAGTACGGTGACTGCGTTTTATCATCAGGTTGGGGGGTATGTGCATTGGACTATGAAGTTGGTGTTTGGTTCAGGGTTTAGTTGGAGTAGCGGCACAATGGTTTTGGGTAATTTTCCTGTGAGTGCGGCCGATTCGTATGAGATCTCTGGAACTCTTAGAGGGTACGCCGACGACGTTAGTATCCAACGGTATTGGAAGGTGTTTGCTAGACCTGATACGACTACCAGTGTTTCGCTACGCCACGTGTACACCACCCTCACATATTTGGACTCCGCATCATCACAGAGTTGGATTGATATTAATGATCCTTTTAGTTGGGTTTCAGGCGATATTTTGTTTGTGTCAGGAACCTATCGGGCAGCGTAGGATTCTTAAGTTTCTTGAAACCCGGTTGTAATAGTTGTGCCTTCACAGTACAATAAACGGAGATATCTAAAGGAGCGATATGTTCGTCTTGCGAAACACATTTGTAATCTTGCTGGCTGGTTGCCTACTAGCTGCGGCGTGTAAACAACCCAGTAGCAGTGCGCACACAGATAATCCCGAATTGAATGTTTCAGTAGTGGCTAGTGTGTCTAAGCCGGAACCTGTTAGCCAGGTGCGTATTTCAGTACCACCCCGAGAACCTGTACCTATTGTAGATGTCAGCGTGTTAATGGAATACTATTCTTGGCTTGAACGTAGCGATCGTGTTAGGAAGTTGCAAGAGTTTGTTAACGTGGACGTTGACGGCGTGTATGGTAGAGACACTCAAGCAGCACATTTGAACTATCTAGCGATGTACGAGTTGACTGACCATCATGTTCCGCTGGCTCGGGGGCATTCTGGAAGAGTTCGTGTAAATGCGCCTATTACACCAAAGTGTAAAGAGTGGTGGCCTGTAGCGTTGCAAGCTGGGTGGACTGAGAAGGACTTAACAAAGCTAGGTCACATTATTTTTAAAGAATCTACTTGTCAGCCGGATGCTATTAGTCCTACGAAAGATTATGGGTTGATGCAGATTAATTGGGCGGCGCATGGGAGACGATTGTCGGCTGCGGGGATTACTCGGCAGGATTTATTAGACCCACTAACAAATCTAATTCAAGCTAAAGTTATTGCTGATTCTGCGTTAAGCTTGTCTGGATGCAAGTGGCAGCCGTGGTATATGAGCGGGACTTGGTGTGGGTGATGTGGTATAATAGGGTAGTTGTCTCTTAGTTAGGAGTTGGGTATGGCCCCAAGTAAAAAAGCAGTAAAAAAGACTACAAAAAAGGCTGCAAGTAAACCAACAGTTGATGAAGCTGTCGTCGTGTCGGCTGTGGTAGAAGTTCCTACTTATCCTGGGCGTGATATTGAAGAAGGCATGAGGTCCGGCCTCGTTGTGCAGGTTCAGTCCGCTTTGGGAATCAAGTCTGACGGATGGTATGGTCGTAAGACTTTGGAAGCAGTTGCGGCATTTCAAGCTAAGGAAAAATTGTACGTTAGTGGCATTGTGGATAAACTGACTTGGGCCGCCCTGTTTAAGTAATGGTCTTGACACTATTCAGGCGTTGGTGTAGAATACAAAAATGAACAAGAAAGTAGTTGAAGCGGGCCGCTATCAGATGTCTCGGGACAATAGCGAGCAGCTAGCTAGAGTGCTATCGTTATTGATCGCCAGAGACGGTGTTTTGCGGACTGGTGAGCGGCACATCCAGCAGACTTTAGAGCCGTTGGTATCTTCTGGCGTTGTGAGACAAAACCTCAGCGAGACCACGGCTACTTTTGTGCTTGGGCCTGATTTTGAAAGTTTTTTGTTGGGATGGGTAGATAGTGTTTCTGTTGAAAAGTACTCTTACCTAATTAAAGAATATAGAGAATATCTTATTCGCATTCAAGAAAAGCACGGACAACATAGTTCTCAGGTGTTTGACACCTTTACGCATCTCATTGCTAGCGATGACAAGTTTGTGTACCTAGCAAGTATTTTAGGAGAAGTTTCTCAGCAGGTAGAAAGTTTGTTAAAACATATGACTGCGTTAGAAGCCCGCATAAACGAGCTAGATTTCGCTATGTCTGTGATAGAAAATGCTGATGAGAGTTCTGACAGTTAATGCGAAAGTGCTGGTTGCTGTGTTAGAGAATCCTACCATGACTCAGCAGCAGATAGCCGACATGATTGGTATCCGGTATCAGCATGTTTGGCGTGCTTTAGATCGTCTAGTCAAAGAAGGTATTTTGGAAAAAGAACGTCGGAATCGTAGAACATATTTTTCTGCGAGTAAAAAATTTTATGAATTAGAAGACATTCAGCGGTTGAAGGCTTGTCTGGATACCGCTGGTACTGTAAACTTAGGAAAGTAAGAGTTATGGCTAAAATATTGTATTATGACATAGAAACGGCACCTAACCTCAGTTTCGTTTGGGGGCATTACGAGCAGAATGTTATTGACCATGAACGAGAGTGGTACATTTTGTGTGTTTCGTATAGGTGGGAGCATGAGAAGAAAAGTCATGTGACTTCTCTTGTAGATTTTCCTGCGGAGTACAAGAAAGATCCAGAAAACGATTTCCACGTTGTTAAGAAGCTGTGGGAGCTGTTTGACGAGGCTGATATTGTTATTGCACATAACGGTGATAAGTTTGATATGCGTAAGTCTAATGCCCGTTTTGTGGCGCATGGTTTAGGGCCTGCGTCGCCTGTTAAATCGGTAGATACGTTGAAGGCTGCGCGTAGATACTTTATGTTTAATAGCAATAAGTTAGATCATTTAGGTAGTCATTTGGGTGTTGGTCGCAAGGTTTCTACTGGCGGGTTTGAAACTTGGGCTGGTTGTATGCGAGGAGATATGAAATACTGGAAGTTAATGATTAAGTACGCTAAGCAAGACGTTGATCTGTTGCGTGAAATTTATTACAAGCTACGGCCGTGGATGAAAAATCATCCAAATCTTAATGTGTACGACGGGGGACAGAATTGTCCAACGTGTGGATCGGGCAGCTTGCATAAGCGAGGTCAGCGGTACACGCAGGTAGCGACATATCAGCAATGGCAATGCAACGACTGCAAATCTTATAGTCGCACTAGATTGTCAGATAGCAGCATTGAACGTCCTGCGGTGGTACCCTAACAGATTATGCTAATGCCTATTGCACAACAACTGTACCAGATTATTCCTGATCGCCTGTACATGCATTATGGCTGTGAAACTTGGTATGCGTTTTACGACTATGACTTGTGTGTTCTTACAAACAGCGAAGGAAAGCTAGAGGCGTTTTGCTATGATACCAAGAGCGAGTATCGTGATGTGCGCCGCCTTATTGTACAAAATTACGATCTTAAGCAGGTAAAGTTAGATTATGTTGAAGATATCTGAAAAGACAGGACTGTCGTTTGACGACGTGCTCATTGTTCCCAATTTTTCTACTGTCCGTAGCCGCTCTCATGTTGACTTGTCTGTAAAATTAGGCAACATTCAAATGGATGTGCCTATTATGGCAGCAAACATGGACACTGTCTGTGAGGGGGCTATGGTTCGGGCTATGGACAAAATGGGAGCTATAGGGGTTGTTCACAGAAATCTGCCATTGAGCGATCGGTTTAAAGTAGCGGCGGCGGCTAGCGCTACAAGGGCCGCTGTTGCTTTTGGGGTTAATGAAGATCTAGACAATGTTATTTATGAAGCAGGGGTACATGGTACCCAGATGCTCGTGCTAGATATTGCCCACGGCCATAGTGAGCATGCCTTGTCTGCTATCCAGTATTTAAGACGTAAGATTGGTTTGAATGTAACATTGGTTGGTGGCAATGTGGCTACTGCTTCGGGAGTGATTGATTTAGCGGAAGCAGGCGCCGATGTGGTTAAGGTAGGAATTGGTCCGGGCGGAGCGTGTTCTACTCGTATTGTAACTGGCGTGGGAGTTCCCCAGCTTATAGCGATTGCGGATTGTGCTGCTGCAGCGGATATGTACGATGTGCAGATTGTCGCTGATGGCGGCTTGCGAACCACTGGTGATATTGCTAAAGCGTTGGCGGCAGGCGCTGATGCTGTAATGCTTGGCAGTATGTTAGCGGGGACGACTGAGGCTCCAGGGGAGATTGTAAAGATCAATGGGGTTGAAATGAAAAACTATCGTGGTATGGCTTCTTCTGAAGCAGGTTCCGAGTATCCTGAGGGAGTTGCGGGTTACGTCGAATATAAAGGTGATGTGGCCCCAATTATTGATAAAATTGTGCGTGGAGTTTCTTCGACGTGTAGTTACGTAGGTGCAGCGAATTTAGCTGAACTTCCAGTAAATGCGACCTTTATGAAGGTGTCAAATTCGTCGTTGCGAGAGTCTTCTCCGCACGATATGATGGTGTCATGATCGATGATACGTCGTTAACTTTGTTTGATGGGTGGCTTCATGACACCTATGTAGCGGATAGTTCTATTGGTAATGTGACATTGGTCCGTTCAGACGATGATTTCTATGCGTTCCGTGACTGGTTGTTTAAGCATAAACGTCCACTGGCTTATGACATTGAGGCTACTGGTCTGGATATTTACTCGACAACGTGGAAAATAAAAAGTATTCAGTGGGGCGATGAGTTTGACGCTTTTGTTTTTATTTGGGGCGATCCGTGGTTTCAGCGTTCTATAGATATTGTGATGAACGAGACAGATTGCCGCTTACTAGCGCACAACGCTGTTTTTGATGCGTTAGGACTGGATCGACACAATCATGTGGATGCTATTGATATTCTGGATAGAACGTACGATACTAAGATTCTGTCGCATTTGGCTGATCCTCGTAGCCGAGTGGAAGGCGGGGTTGGTCACGGGCTGAAGAATTTGGCTGCGCACCATGTCGATAAGTCTGCGCCTGATTCGGATCAGGCGTTGAAAGATTTGTTTAAGCGCCAGAATTGGTCTGTTAAGGAGGGATGGCGTAAGATTCCGGCTACTCATCCTACTCTGGTTCATTACGCAGGTACTGATGTTATTTTAACTGCGCGTTTGTTTCCTAAGCTGCGCAAAGAAATTAAACGGCAAACAATGGATCATTTGGTTCGGTATGAGCACCAAATTTTAAAGCTAGTTGCTGATATGGAGCGACGAGGTCTGCGTATTGATGTTTCATACTCAGAGGAGCTGGTGGAGCGTATGACTGAAGAAGAGCAGTCTTACATTGAGGTTGTGCGTTCCTTTGGTGTTGAGAATCATAATGCTACCAGGGACGTGGCTGAGGGGTTGCGGCGGCTAGGCGTGCGTTTGCATGAGACTACAAATTCCGGAGCTTTGAAAGTCGATAAAACTGTCTTACAGTCTGTTATTGATGATGAGAGCGCTGGTATAGCCGGTGAGTTAGCTAAAGCTGTTATGGCCGCAAAGAACAGTGCTAAATGGCGTGATACTTATATTATTGCTTCGCTGGCCAGTATGGATGAGAATGGTAGAGTTCATCCGAGGATGAATAGCTTGCAAGCCCGTACAGGCCGAATGTCTTTGACTGATCCCCCGCTGCAGCAGTTACCTTCAGGAGGTGATGCTATACGTCGGATGTTTTTGGCTGAAGATGGGTGCCGTATGGCGTCTATTGATTTTTCTGGGGTTGAGTTGCGGGTGTTAGCTGCACTGTCGCAGGATCAGGTCATGCTGGATGTGTTTAAGCAGGGCGGTGATTTGCATCAAACAACGGCGGACAATACTGGAGTTACTCGGAAGATTGCAAAAACAGTAAACTTCGGTAAGGTTTATGGTGCTGGACCGCAGACGTTGTCCCGACAATCTGGCTTGTCTGTTGAGGAGGCCCAGAAGGTTTGTGACTTGTTTGATAGTACGTATCAGGGTGTGACACGTTATGCGCATCAGTTGGCGCATCCAGTCAAAACAGGAAAACGCAGCTATGTTATTACCCATACTGGGCGTAAACTTCCCGTAGATGCTGAACGTCCGTACGCTGCGCTGAATTACTGTATTCAGTCTACTGCGCGTGATGTGCTGGGACGGGCGATGATTAAAATCCATGAGGCAGGATTATGGGACTATGCAGTCTTGCCTATTCATGATGAGATTTTATTTAGTTTTCCAAAAGAAAACGCTGTTGAGCTTTGTAAAGAAGCTGGCGTAACTATGGAGATGATTCTTAAAGACGTACACATTTCGGCTGAGCCTGATCTGGGTGGTGACTCGTGGGGCACGTTATATACAGCCGGTGAACATGAGGTCGTAGAGCTTACTGACGACGATCGTACGAAATATGGTGATGAGTCTTTAAAGAAAGCGTTATTTGGTACAAAGCAATACGAATTTTAGGTGTTAATTACTGACAAAACTGGCCGAGTACTAACATTTGTTGGCAATTAAACGCAAAACTTTTTTTAAACGGTGTTGCAATAGCTATCGGTGTGTGGTAAAGTCTGTGCACCTTTCGCAAACAGCGGAAAACATCGTATATACCTAGTGAAAGAAGGCTTTATGGCCGGATACAAGAACAGTTCAAAGCACAAGATTCTGACCCGAGAAGAAGAGCAGGTGCTGGGTCGCGCAATCCAAGAAGGGCTAGAAGCAGACCGCTATTTGAACTACGTCCATATTGAAGGGATCATAATTGACCCTATGGAACGTCGTAGGTTGAATGCTGCTGTCCGTGAAGGAAAGCGATCGAAAGATATTTTCGTATCGCATAATTTGCGGTTGGCTATGGACACTGCGGCGAAGTATGCTCGCTCGCAGTCCCGTATGGAATACGACGACTTGATTCAAGAGGCCACGATTGGGTTGATGCGGGCTGCTGATAAGTTTGATCCTGAGCGTGGTTTCAAGTTTTCGACTTATGCTACGTGGTGGTGTCGTCAGGCGTGTCAGCGGGCGATTGCAAACCAGGGCCGTGCTATACGTCTACCTATGCATGTTGAAGCAGATGTTCGGAAGCTGGCTGCGGTGGTTGAAGAGTTTGAAGCTTCTCGTAGCTCGTTTTCTACCTATGAGATTGCTGATTATCTTGGGTGGGAAGACGATTATTTGGATGAGATTTGGGCACATATGGAGAACACTAAGTTGGAGTCGCTAGATGTTCCGTTGAGTGAGGACAGTGCGGTATCTCATGCTGACACGTTGGTGGATCGTGATCAGGCTGCTGTTGAAGATGCTGGAATTGAGAGAAGTTTTGCTAACGACGTTGTGCAGGCGTTGTCGATTCTGCCTAACCGGGAGTATGATGTCCTAATCCGGCACCACGGGCTGGGTGGGACGGGCAGTCCTAAGACTTTGCAGGAGATTGGGAATGAGATGGGTTTGACTCGGGAGCGGGTACGTCAGTTGGAGGCTAAGGCAATTGCTCGGTTGCGTCATCCGTCGTCGGGTATTGCATGGGCATTTAGTCAAGAAAACGACGACTGAGGTTGTTGTTTGGGAAGTAGGTGCTATACTGCTTCTCACTAGCCCCCGTATTCCAATTGGCAGAGAAAGTCGGCTTAAAACCGATACAGTGTGGATTCGAATTCCACCGGGGGTACTATGAACATATTTGTTGTGGAAACTGATCCCGTAGAAGCAGCACAGGCGCTGTGTGATAAGCATGTGCCGAAGATGACTGTTGAGAGCGTGCAAATGCTTGTAGCTGCATTGCGTAGGCACGGGGCTACAGATGATGATGTGCCGTTGACAGCTAAAGGAACGCCTCATCGTGGCGGGTATGCAAATCATCCTAGTACTCGTTGGACTGGAGATTCTATTAGTAACTTTGATTGGCTGTTTCAGCATGCGTATGCGTTGTGTGAAGAGTTTCAATTTCGGTTTAACAAAGAGCACGCCTGTTTTAAGCAGTTAGAGAAAATTGTAGAGTCTTCGTTTTTGTTACCGGACGGAGATTTGACTGACATTGCTTTGGCTGTCGGAGATAACTTTCATGAACGTCTAGGCTTTAAGCATGCTCCTATTGATCAAGCAGTTGACATCTATCGGGAGTTTTATAGAATAGACAAAGAATCTTTTGCTGTTTGGCAAAAAAGTAGACCTTCGCCAGATTGGTGGTAGTAGAAAGAGAATAAATATGTCGGAGATTAGTACAGATTCAAATGCGGTGATTAATGATTTGCTGGATCAGATTAAGCAGCTTATCGCAGCTAATACGGTGTTGAGGGTTAACGTAGCTACAGCCGTGGAGAGAATTGAGATGCTAGAGAAAGAGCTTATCAAAGCTGCTGGGGAGGCAAAGCGGGCGGCAGCTCCTGAAATCCAACAGAATGATTAAGGAGCTAGAATGGAACGTTGACGGGCATCGCATTCTTTTAAATCTCAATAAAACTAGTTTTGATGTTTCGCCAGGTATTTGCCCTCATGGCGGGGGTGTAGACGCCCCCTGTTACCATGAGGGAATTTCTGCGTGTGTGGTTAATTATTTTGTAAATATTTTTGGGTTAGAATGTAATGCTGGAACTGTTGCAGCCGAGCCTAGCTTAGAGATTGCGTGGGTGATTGTGGATGAAAATAAATGGGACATTGACTTGGTAAATTTGTCGTTTATCCCTGTGACCGACCCTTATTTCGCTGACTGGTATAAAGAAGTTTCTTCGAGCTAGTACTGTTTGTCCACGTCAATTTTTCGGTAGAATGTATATGAAGGCTTTTATGGAGGAAACATGGCTGAGTTTGTTATGTCTTATCCGTTTAGTATGGATCTGGTGAATCGTAGATTGAAAACCGTTAATACCGATACGGACACGTATAAGGCCCAGCAGATTTCTGCGTTTCTTAAATCACGAAAAGATGAGCGAGTTTTAATGCCTGAGTTTGGTATTAGCGATCCGTTGTTTGACACGTTTGATGCTGCAGGGTTTAGTTCTGATTTTGTAGATTTTTATCCATCTTCTATAAAGCTCACTAACGTGAATATTTTGAAGCGTGGGGGAGTGGTTTCTGATGTTCGTGTCGAGTTTGATTAGCAAGGGGTAGCCAATGGCGTCATCACCTGATGTAAGTAGCTATGTTGATTTAACCGTTTATGACGAAGACCCTGTCAGCATTTTAAATGATATTTTGTCAAGCGCTCGGGGGCTGCTACCTGGATGGCAGCCTGAGGCTGGGCAGATTGAAGTAGTATTGGCGGAGGCGTTTGCTAACCGAACTTCTCAGTTGGCGGCGGCTATTAACCGGCTACCTTCGGCTACTACAGAAGTTCTGCTGCAACTTTTTGGCGTTACGCGCAGCGACGGTGCAAACGCTACTGCGACGCTAGACATCCAGCTGTTTGCTGATACAACATTGTACGAGGGAACACAGTTTTTGTATTATGATGAGGGCGAGGCGAGGTCGTTTGTTTTTAAGCTGGACGATGATTTAGCTGGTGTGGCTGGATTAAACTCCGGAGTGGCGGTAACAGCAGATTCTGTGGGTACTGCGTATAACTCTAGCACCGCTGTTGGTCGGGGTTTAGCGCTGTTGACCAGTAACGACAGGTTTGAGTCTGCTGTTTTTGCAACGAACCCTACCACTGGGTTAGATGCAGAAACTGATCAAGAGTATTTTACTCGGGGCACCACGTTGTTGGCTAGTTACACGACTGCGTCTGCTACGGCGTCGCAAATCAAGTTTTATGTTTCTTCCAGCAAAAACTACGTCAACAGAGTAGAGGTGTTTAATCGTCGGCGCTATCGTGATCGGGATACAACAGCGGCAGGGTATAGCACGCACGATGGAGCGATGCTGATTGCTGTGGCGGATAGAGTCAGTACAGGTGCTTCCGCTGGGGTTGAAGTTCCTGTGTCTGCAAATAATTTGTCTGATTTGTATACGTCTGTTGTTGAACGTATTCCGTCAGGATTGACGGTTGATGTCATGTCTGCAGAGTTGGCGTCTGTGGATGTAACGGTGACGGTTGTGAAGAAGTCAGGTACGGTTGCGTCCACGGTGCGTTCTGATATTGAGGCGGCGCTTGCTGCTTATTTAGATCCTAACGTTTGGGATTGGTCTCAAAACGTGGTCCGCCAAAATGAACTTATTGCTTTAATTGACGGTGTGTCTGGTGTTGACTATATTCAGTCGTTGACTTTAGACGGAACTACTGTCATTGGTTCTAATAATATTGGCTATTACACCACATCAGGTGGAACAAAAACTACGGTAAATTTGGATATTTCTGGGGTGGCTCCAGATTCACCCCCAGGGTATGATGTCGGGCAGTTAAGCTTTTATTATGTGGATGCTGATGAGACTACTCCAGTGCTGTACGAGTTCACTAATGCTGCGTCTGTTGTCATTACAGGAGGGGCCGCTACTAATCAACCGTTTGAAGCGGTAGCTAATGGTTTATTGTACAACGATACTAATAATGGCGGAAAGGTGGATCCAGCGGCAACCTACCCCGGTACTGGCTCAGCAGGCGCAGGAAGTCCCGCTACGCTTGGACAAGCTACTCTTAGTTCCGGCAGTGCGTTTACTGGAGGTAGCGACGATACTAATCAGTTCACTGTGTTGAATGGGACGGGAAGTGTAGACAGCGATGTGACACTCCGCAATTTGGGAACGCTTGTAACATACGGCACTTTGAACATTACCGTAACGTAGTTGAGGTTTTCTTATGGGACATAGGATCTTTAACGCTTTTTCTACACTGCAAGCCGATTTCGGTACTGGCTTTACAGCTGATTACGGGGGATGGACGTTAACGTCTGGATCTGCGGATCTTCAGTTTTTGGCGAGCCAAGGCTTTTACAACAAATATATTCCTGGCGACGATTACGATTATCTTGTTGGCAATTCTTTGTTGGTAAAATCAGCAGCGATCCAATCCGATGTGGTTATCGAGTCTCCATTTGTTGACGGAGTGGAGGGACGAAACTATTTAATTAGTGTGGCTTTGGGTTCATCTACAGACACAGAAGCAGTTGTGTCAGTTGACTATTATACGTCGTTATCAGACACTGCTCCGGTAGCTAGTACCGAAAACCAGACGATTACGATGGACGCTGGCAAGTACGGTAGAGTCTATCAAGGCTTTACTGCCGCTGCCAGTATTGATACAGGTAGCCCCATGCTGATGAAAGTAAAAATTACTTTATCGGGGCAAAGCGCTTCCAACTTGGCTGTGGGCGACACTCTGCTCGTGTACGATCCGATAGTGTGCGAAGATCATTACGCAGGCTATGGCAGGCTGTCTTATCTGTTTTATACAGATTTGCCAGCGTTTATGCGGTTGGACGATCAGAATATTGCTGAGATAACTAAGAGCGCTCAGATCCCGTTTCCTTTGAAACGTTTCGTTGAGTCTATGGCGCAGCCTGCTGATGACCTTACCGATTTGACTGTGTCTTTTCAGTACACTCGTGCGACAGAAGGCACGGAAAGCAAATCGTCGCTAACTGATCCCGACACGGCAGAGCCTATATATTTGTTTTGGCTAGCATCTATTACCGCCACGACTCTATTGTCGTCTTCCGCAGGTTTTACGCCGTGGATTGCTTTGGAGGCCAACGATCCGATTAGTCCGCCTAGTCCGGGTGAATGGGAGGACTGGAATGCTTTTGCTGATTGGCTGGAGCTTCAAAGCCTTAACCCTGACTTTTTTAATACGGTGCAAGGGTTCCGAGATCAAATTAGAACAGGATTTTCTGGTATAAGCGCTGGGCGACTTGATATTATTGAGGAGTATCTGCGCACGCTGTTAGATTCGTCTGATCCGGCTAATGCGGTTGTAGAGGTTGTTGAAGGCGCAAAAGATAATCCGTTTAGAGTTTCTCTGTTAGTTGATCCTGCAGTTGATCCTGATCCGGGCGGGACTCTGATTACCGATGCAGCGAATCAAAGTTTGGCTGCAGGTTCGGTTGCTGCTAAAGTTTCTCAAGTCATAGATTCTGGCGAGGCTGCGTACGACTTTAGTAAACTAGTGTACCCTGGGACATACTCTACGGCCAGTGCGGGCGGAGTAGTGGTGTATGGGCAGTCGTTTGTTTCAGATAAATCAAATTTTGCTAGGCATATTTTACTCAACGAAACTGCGGCATCAACAACTATTCCTGAGCTAGGGGGCGGTATAGGGGACGCTCATTATAGCGGCGGGTCACAATACTATTACGGCGATACGTCTGCTTCTACCTACGGGTCTATAACGAGTGCGTCTGCCACGATTGTGGACTTAGGCGGATCTACCGCAGGGTATGATTTAATTTTTGTGCTGACTGATATTACGACAGTGACTGCTGCGTTAGATACTGCGGGAGATGGGGGCAACACGCCTGCCGACTGGTTGTACCGCAGGAAGCATTTGTTAGCTTGTGGTACTGACTTGGCTGGAAACGATAACGATTGGGCGGTGTATCTAGTGGCGGGTGAAACACCCGGACCGGATCTGGATATTCGGTTGATGCTGATTGACGGGTACGAGGCGGTAGGTGCTACTAATTACGCCGTGTCTGGTCCTATTGATTTTAATAGGATCGGGGCTACAGGCCAGTATGCGTTAAGGGTGTCTCGCTCAGCTTTAGATACTACTGCTGTAGTTTCGTTTTACGCACAGTCGAGATTGCATGACGATTGGGAGGCTAACTCTGTCGGCACTGCAGTTATCACACCTACTTCAGCGTCTGCAACTGCCCCCGGTATTCAAATCTTGGGGGAGCTTAACGCTACCGATAACTGGGCGGACGCCGCCCCAGTGTCTTGTGCCCTTAAACGGGTAATGCTGTTTAACTCTCCTATCGTCTTTAGCGGCACATCCGACACATCTACAACAGATCATGCTTACGTTGACGGTGGTGCTGTTGATGACTTCGGAATGTATGAATATGTTCCAACATTAGATGTTGATTTATCCGCACTAGCCACTTACACGGGTGAGTTTAATGCTCCGGCGAGCGACGGCACAACAGTGACTATGACTGTCAATCAGGCAGCCACGAATGATTTCGATGTTCTGGGTATGAGGCAATTGGCTGCTGCGGATGTGTGGTATTTTGGTGCTGCAGCGTCTGGGGGCGATACGTTGTCTATTGACGGGCTGTCGGCTTCTACGGCGTATAGAGTCATTCCTACTGTTGTAGATACTTCTGATGGTTCTACATCTACCGCAAGTTTTACTGATTTTACTACTGATGGTTCAGGAGTGTTGACTATCAGTGCGCAGGATGACTATGATGGTGGATCGGCGTTGTATCAGGGTATTACTGTAACGCAGATTGATGTTCAGCCTAGTGGCGGTGGCGCTAGTGTGGCTACGTTTTTGCCGTCTACTATTCCGTCTAGGGGAATTATTGGCGCTGATTCAGTTACTCCTGCTAATACGTGGACTTTGACGAGGAACTATCCGGGGTCGTCTACTATTGCGTATGCTCCGAGTCAGGTTGTTAATCGAGATATTTTGCATGCGTATGAGGGTTCTCCGTATATGTATAATGTTCCTAGGGTAGAGACTTACCATCCGTTTTCGGTGTTGTTGCAGGTTAGGCGTTTTTGGACGACCGGCACTTACGATATTTTTCGCTTAGAGAATGCTGATGGTCAGGGTTTGTGTGTGTTTTATGATGGTCGGTATGTTTCAGCTACGTTTACGGATGGTATCAATACTGAGACTGTGACGTGGCTGGAGGCGCCGTCGTTTGGTGAGTGGCATTTGCTTACTATTCGTCGTGATCTTGTTAATGGTTTGGGGATGGTTGTTGATGCTCATGTGAGTACTGAGGTTACTGCGGCAACGTCGGTTGTTTCTACGTTTACTGCGGTTACGGATACGGTGAGTTTTGGGCAGGGAGTGAATGGCGAGTTTAATGCGCGCTTTGGTTTGTCAGCGTTTGGTTATTTTGATCGTCGTTTATCTGATTCTGAGATTGGGTTGTTGCCGTTGGAGTTGGATGTGTATGCGCATGTGCCGTTCTCGCCGCTTGACCTGTCTCCGGTGTTGTGGCTGGATGCGTCTGATACGTCTACTATTTCCGAGACGGCTGGTGCTGTCGATACTTGGTCAGATAAGTCCGGCAACGGCAACGACGTGACGGAGGCGACAGGTTCGTATCAGCCGACGACGGGCGCAAGCACACTAAACGGGTTGAATGTTATAGATTTCCCATCTTCATCATTAGGAAACGCTTCGTATGCTGTTTCGCAGCCGTTTACTGTGTTTCTTGTATCTGAACCAGACGGCAATCATAATAGTAGCTTTTTGTTTGACGAAATTAATTTGACTACAAGGGTCACTATGAATCACATTAGTGGTATTAACACGGTTCGCATAGATGCTGGAACTACTCTAGATTCTGGCGTGGTGTTGTCAGCAGCTACGGCGACGTTGTACCGGGCAACGTTCAACTCTACTTCGTCGTCAATCTTTGTTGATGGTTCATCCGTGGCGTCTGGAGATGCTGGTACGAACGATTTAGATAGTGGGATTCGCATTGGTAGCGGATGGAATAAAAATAATGGTTATCCCGGCGCTATTGCTGAGATCATTTTTGTAAACGGCACCCTGTCAGCGCAGCAGATCAGCGACACCGAAGCGTATCTGGCTGACAAGTGGGGGCTAACGCCTCCGCCGTTCTCGCCGCTTGACCTCAGCCCGGCCGTGTGGCTCGACGCGTCCGACACTGGCACGATCACGCTCGCTTCCGGTTCTAGCGTCTCAAATTGGGCAGACAAATCTGGCAACGGTTACGACATGGGGCAACTGACGGCGATTAATCAGCCGGATAGCGGAACCCGCACTCTCAATAGCCTGAACGTTCTTGACTTTGATGGCTCTAATCATTTCTTAGATGGCGGCGACGTCCTCGATCTAGGAACAAACTCTGTTTCAACATTCGCTGTCATACAATTCGACACGACAGGCCAGGGCGCTCCCTACGGCAAACATATCGCCGGATCTACTGATGGCCGTTACGGTTTGTTGAGAGATTCCGGACTTCTGTCTTCTGTGTATGATCAAGATGTTGGATCTACAGGTACCGCAACCGTCGCCAATACGTCAACGGCCGTAATGTTAGTGTCAACGATTGTCGACAGGAATGGTGCTTCTTCAACCAATAAGATTCGGATCGACGGAGCAGAAGTAGCGTCGAAATCGTTTACTGATCCTGGTACTTCGTGGGACACGAATGCGCCGTGGCGTGTTGGACGCTATGGGACCAGTACTAGCTGGGATTTCGACGGCGTTGTCGCTGAAGTGGTGTTGCTTTCTAGAACTGCTACTGCGCAAGAAATTACTGACACCGAAACGTACCTGGCGAACAAGTGGGGAATCACGCTGTAAACAACAACCTAATTACGCTCAACGCTAGCAGACGTAACAGACAATACCTAGTACACTATAGTTGAAGGAGGTTTTAATATGGCCGTATCACAAACAAATCGTTTTGCGATTTACAAGTGGAGTAGTGGAGCTGACCCGCTTACTCGGGAACACATGGATACATCTCATGACAATATTGAGACTCGTGCAGCGGGTTATTCCCAGGCGGTGACTCGTCCTGCCGCAAGTACAGCGTATCAAGGGTTTTTTCATTTTTCTGCGACAAATGTTTTGTCGTACTGTGATGGGTCGGCCTGGTATGATTTAGGTAATCCGGCTAATACGAGCGGTGAGATTGGTATTATTGACGGGACCGCTTCTGCTGGTTCGCTGGATGCTGTGTCACGGGCAGATCACAAGCACGCTATAGCACCTAACACGATTACTCAAGCTATGCTTGCTCCGGGTGTTATTGACACGGCCGAGCTTGCAGATTTGTCGATAACTACATCAAAAATTGCTAACGACCAAGTAACTTACGCTAAGATGCAGAACGCTGGTTCTAATGTTGTTTTGGGTAATGCTGGGTCTGCGGGTGATCTTGAAGAGATCGCTGCTGCTACTAACACCGTGTTGCGGCGTGTTGCAGGTGATTTAGGTTTTGGTAAGGTTGAGACAGCCCATATTACTGACGGTGCTGTGACTGATGTTAAAATTACGAGCACGAAGTTTGCGGATATGTCTGGTTCTGATGATTCAGGCCGAAAAATTAGCGTGTCTGCGAATGCGCCGTCTAATCCGACTGTTGGCGATTTGTGGGTTAATACGGCGTGAGCACTCATAAGATTCCATTAGTTCAGCTAGGATCTACCCTTGATGGTGAAGCAGCGAACGACGAGTTTGGTCTCGGCGGTGCGATGTCAGCGGATGGTTACCGGATTGCTGTCGGCGGGCGCTTTAACGATGCTGGCGGTAATAATGCGGGTCATGTGCGGGTGTTTGAGTGGGACGATAACACTTCAGATTGGGTTCAGTTAGGGGCGGATCTTGATGGTGACGCTCCGTCGGACGAGTTTGGTTTTGCTGTCACGATGTCTCACGACGGGTCTCGTGTCGCTACCGGCGGGCTGTACAACGATACTGTTGCTAATGACGCTGGGCAGTTTAAAGTGTTTGAGTGGAGCGGATCAGCGTGGGTTCAGGTGGGAAATACGATTTATGGTGAGGCGTCTACTGATCGGTTTGGATCGGAAGTAGAGTTTAGTGCTGACGGTAACCGGATCGCTGTGGGAGCTTATCGTAGTGAGATTTATGGTAGTATCGACACTGGATATTTTAAAGTGTTTGATTGGAATGGTACGTCGTGGGAACAGGTGGGTCAGACTGTCGGTGCTAATTATGGTAGTTATGCCTTGTTTGGCTATAAGATGTCGTTCCAAGACGACGGGCAGCGTATTGCTGTGTCGGCGTATGCGGAAGACACGAATTATGCTGACGGCGGCACTGTACGTACTTTTACGTTAGGTTTGGACGAAAACGGCCAGGACGAATGGCAGCAGTACGGTCAAACTTTGACTGGAATAGGGAATTATAATCAGTTTGGTTTAGGTTTGTGTATGTCGGCGGACGGTAACCGCATGTCTGTGGGCGCCCCAAGGCATAATGCTAATGGCACAGATTCTGGTCGGGTTATCGTTTATGATTGGAATGGGGTTACGTGGCAGCAGGTTGGGCAAACTTTAGAGGGGCATGCTTCTTATCAGAATTTTGGGTTTAATACGTGGTTGTCTGGTGATGGTTTACGGCTGGCTGTGGGGGCACACGAGGCCGATTCTAATGACGGGTATTTCCATGTTTATGATTTTGATGGGGGGCGATGGCGGCAGTATTGGGCGGAGGAGCGAGGCGGCACAAACGATTTCTTTGGACGTGAGCTGGTTTTATCTAATGACGGGTTGAGGGTGTTGGCGGGTGCGCGCCAGGGTGATACGGCTTCTGGCAGTAATTCTGGTTATGCGAAGGTGTTTGCTGTTCCTGATTTGGTTTGGCGGCAGCGGGGTATTGATTTGGTTAACCCGGATATACCAGCACCAAATGGACAGATGCAGTTTGGCTCGGCGCTTGGGCTTTCGTCGGGAGGCGGCATTGTTGCTGTTGGGGTGCCTGGGCCTTATAGCAGCAGCAGTCAGTGGCCGAACTACCCTAAGATATCGACTTTTAGTTGGGATGGGACTACTTGGCAGCCATATGGAGAAGCGCCAGCAGAAGGTCCTAGTTCGGGCGACAGCTTTGTTTTTTCTAGGTTTGGGTGGGAGGTCTCGATTTCTGATGATGGGTCACGGATAGCGGGTGGTGCTATTGGTGGCGACTTTGCGCGAGTATATGAACGCCAAAATGATAGTTGGGTGCAACTCGGATCAGATCTTACTGGCCCAACAGGTTCTTTGTTTGGATTACAGGCTAAGTTGTCGGCTGATGGTACTCGTCTGGCTGTGGGTGCTCCCGAGTATTCTGTGACTTCTCCCACGCGTGGCCTTGTTAGAGTTTTTGAGTGGAGCGGATCTGCTTGGGTCCAGCAAGGGCCTGATCTGGAGGGTAGTGCGTCTTTGGATGAGTTTGGCGGTGGCGTACATATGTCGGCTGATGGTAATCGTCTAGCTGTAGGAGCGCCGCAATGGACGACGGCGGCCGCTGGAACCGGGTATGTTCGCGTTTTTGACTGGAACTCGGGCACCAGTAGTTGGGACCAAGTGGGATCCGATATTGTCGGTACAGGGGTTGGTGACGAATACGGATGGTCGGTAAGGTTGAATGCGTCAGGTTCTCGTATAATTATTGGTGCCGCTGAGAACGATGACGCAGGGAATAATGCCGGTCATGTCGAAGTGTACGATTGGACCGGTTCGGCGTGGGTTCAGGTAGGGACAGATATTTATGGTGAAGCCGCTGGTGACTACGCTGGAGGGTACCACCACAATGTAGGGATCTCTGCCGACGGTGGCCGGATTGTGGTTTCTTCTTATGGTTCTGACGCTGCCGGTACCGACGTAGGACTGATAAGAGCGTTTAGGTATGATAGTGTTACGTTAGATTGGGTCGAAGAAGGCCGCACATTGTTTGGTGGCCTTAATGACATCGAAGAGAACACCAGTACTACCGAATATTATCAGGCTTTTGGGGAAAGCGTAGCTATGTCTGCGGATGGAGCGGTTATAGGGGCTGGCGCCCCCGACCTTCAACTCGGTACGGGTCCGGAAGCGGGTAGTGTTCGTATATTTTCTAGAGATGTTGTTTCAGTTAATGTGTACAACGGCTCTGGTTGGGATAAACGGCCTCTAAAGTATTGGGATGGTACGGCGTGGTTCGAGCCGCTAGACTTGTATGCACGTACAGCGACGGGTAGCTGGGAACCAGTTCAAAGAAATACAAACTAATAACCTACCATGAATTGAGGCATAATGTCAGATCAACCGAAACCATTCAGTGAGCGAGACGATGACGAGCGAGTAGACGATCTGTTAGATATGATGGCTGATGCCTTGAATATGAATGAAGAGACTGTGCCACAGGACGTTGTTAATGATTTAGTGGCTAAAATATTTGAAGAGCGCGGAGATCAAATAGGGATTTTAGGTAACTTTATTTTCATGGGAGAAATTATAAATGCCGACGGGATTCCCGAATTTATGGTCGTTACTTCTGATAATTTACCTGAATGGGTTGCGCGTGGAATGATCATGACAGCAGACGACTATTTAGCTGTTAGCCACATGGGTTTTCCTGAAGAATGACCTGCAATGGGGAAGGTTTCATTGACGGAGGTCAATGTTTTAGATGTCACGGCTTAGTCCGTGGCGCTGCGAGTCCAGACGACAGTAGGGGCTAGTAGTTACTCCGCCGTGCAAGCGGCGCTTACCCGACGGGAGGCGGGGCCAGTACTAGACTGGCTCCGTCTCTTACGTTATAATATGTTTATATAATTAAGGAGTTGGTATGCGACGAAGTGATGGTCCTATAAAGCGAGTGGTTTTAGCAGAAGGTTATGCGGTACCCCTAGATGAAAAAAGTTTTGATCAATATATAAATACTACCGATAAGCCAGTACTGGTAGATTTTTGGGCAGAATGGTGCCCCCCGTGTAAAATGCAAAGCCCTATTTTAGATGAGTTTGCTGCAACGTACGCTAACGAAATGAAGGTGGCTAAAGTTGAAGTAGACGAAGCTCCAGCGCTAATGGACAGGTTTAGTATCAGCAATATTCCCACGTTAGCTGTGTTTGTTGATGGAAAGATGGTTGAAAGTTTTGAGGGGGCACGGCCTATGTCGCAGTTGCAGAAGGATTTAAGCTCGTATTTGATTATAGAAAACAAAGATTTGTAATACGATTTGTAATATACTGCTACACAGCTATGCGTTTTCTGTTAATAAACTATAGGTAGATCGAACTAGTTAGGAGAGTTGAATGCAATACCCCGGTTATGTTATCAAGCGTGGCTCTAGCAACGTTGAGGCTGTTAATTATGTGCAGATGAGCGTTTCTGTGACTGTTGATGGAGCGTTTGGGCTTAAGACAGAAGAAGCTGTCAAGAATTATCAAACCTTTTTTGGGTTAGCGGCGGATGGTATGGTTGGTCCGAAAACTTGGGATACTATGGTTTATATCAATTCTAAGCAAGAATCTGAGAAAGCGCCTGCGCCTGCGCCTGTTGCTGCGCCAGCTCCTAAGGATAAGGGAGGGCAGGTTATGGCTATGGTTACTGTTGGTCGTAATGAGTGGGACGTTGATGAGCCTGCGCGTGCTGCTAAGCGGTCTTGGGACGATATTACTGGGGTTGAGGTTCACTATACTGGGGCGTCAGGCCCTAAGAGTTTAGCTTTTGCAGACAAGAAGGCGTGGTGCCTTAATATTGAAAGGTACCATGAAGTAACTAAAGGCTGGTCCGATATTTTCTATAACATTTTTGTGTTTGCTGATGGAGATGTTTGGCTTGGCCGTACCCCGTTAGTACAGTCGCAGGCTAGCTTATATAATTGGCTTACTGTGCATGTGCCGGGTACTGTGGGTATGACTGTAACTGATATTCAGAAGAAAAAGATTGCTAAGATGGCAGATATTGTTGGTGGCAATCTGCGGGGCCACGGCGAGCGTGCAGCTACGGGGTGCCCTGGGTCGTCTGCTTTAGAGTTTATTCAGTCTTACCGTGATGGTAGTTATGCTGAGATCCTGGCGGCTGAGGCCGCTGCTAAGGCAGTGGCGGAGGCTGCCCGGTTCGAAGCAGAAAAGGCTGCCATTGCGGAGGCGCAGGCCGCTGAGGAAGCGTTGAAGTCGGCTGCAGCGGCGGTAAAGTCTGCGGAAGATGCTGCAAAGGAGGCTGCTGTTGCGGAGGCTGCGGCTAAGACGCTGTTGTTGGAGAAGGAGCGTTTGGCGGTGGAAGCCGAGGCTGCTGTTAAGGAGACTGAGATTCCGGAGAGCACTAGCACTTCGTGCTATAATGCTGCGGATGTGACTGATGGTCAGGTCGGCAGTTTGTTGCGTGCTTTTATTAATTGGATTGTTAACGTTGTTATTAAGAAGTGAGTTAAGGTTTTGAGAGAAGTGCTTTGGAATTTGGCCATATTTTGCATAATATTTAATGTCGCTGCATTGTTTGTGTATCTAACAAGCCTGGCGTTGAACTATTACACGTATCGGCAGCATACGAAAAATGTTTCTGACCGGGTCGATCATGAAGGGTGGTAAAGATTGTGTATGAGTATAAATGTAAGGTAGTTAGCGTGTATGATGGTGATTCTATCACTCTAGATGTAGATTTAGGTTTTCACATTACACATCAGATCAAAACTCGTTTGTTTGAGATTGACACTCCTGAAATTAAAGGCGAAGAACGAAAAGATGGGCTAGTTGCTAAAGCACATGTTCAGGAGTGGTTTGAACGCTGGGGGGCGTCGGACGAACCGTGGCCTTTTGTTGTTACTACGCATAAGACAGGCAAGTATGGCCGGTGGCTGGCGGATATTCGACCTGTTGATTCTACTCCTGCGTACGGGCATAAAGAAGATCCGTTAGAGATCCCGTCACTGGTGGATAGTTTAAAAGCAGCCGGTCACGACACTGAAGATTGGCGTGATTGGTAATTCCTACAGAACCTGACTCGGCAAGGTGTTCGTAGGAACCACCGTCGTAGTAGTTGGCGAAATACTCGTCGTCGTAGATGTCGTCGGACTTGACGAAGTCTAGGTGGAAGGAATAGTGGTTGGGGGAAGGCTTGAAGTTATAGATGATGGAACCTCCGTGTAGAATACCGTGTAGTGTGAGATTGCTTTTCCATCGCAAGAATTTAAGTAATGATCGTATTCGGTGTACCCTCGATAACCTCATTCCGAATCTCGACATGCTGGCCGCCTAAACATGTCTCGTAGGTGCCCGTAGCGCCTGCTGCTATGTCGGTGCAAATCACCACAACAGCTAAAGCGAGCACTATGGTCCACACAATCAGAAATGGTAAATCGTCGTGATTTTTAATCTTATTCCACACTTTAAGACTCAGAGTTAAATTCGATGGCGCCGCCATTACCGATGTCTGTCACGATCTCAAGCGTCATAACCGCCGCTGTAGAGATATCAGTTGGGGGTTCCGGTGTGGCAGTGATGTTTGCCACGAGTAGTCCAGCGGCACACACCGCTAAAATGACGCCAGCTACTGAGGAAGTAAAGCGGCTACGGAACTTACGCCCTGCTACTTCAACATCGGTTTTATTATCGACTAGCTGCTGTAGCTTAGCTTCGGTGTCTGCTAAGTCAAGTTCAAGCGCAGTCGATAGAACTTCAAGATCAAGTTGTCTGAAGCTGATAGGCTCTCCAATTGGCACGTTGCGCAGGTTGTAAATAACTGCTAGGTAACGCGCCAAAATTTCTTCTTCGCTTGAAATATCACCGGCTGAGATTTCGGAGTCAGCTATCGTCATCGTCATAAAGTTGTTTTCTAAACCAAGTTTAAAGGGCTGACGGGGAGGTAATGTGCTAGTGGGTGCGTTCCGTGCGGAGTAGTGTCGTTGCATGGGTCTCCTATCTCGAAGTCATGCTTAGTATACCGTATTCTGCAGATCACGCAATAAACCCTTGCAAAGGCCGGAAATACTGGTAGAATATAAAGACACAGAAAGGTGATATACATGGAACACATATTAGGGCAGCTTCGGCGTTTGTTTAAAGACAAGACAGAAGCGAACGTATATATGTCGCTGGATTCCCATCATTGGGAGGGGATGCAGGTTGTGAGCCAGCCTGAAGGCGAGTATGTTAAAGTCATAGGAAAGGACCAAAATGCCTGATTCACTACCGATTTTAGATGAGTTGATTGCTAAAATTGAAGATATGTTACGTGACGTGTCTGGACACAACGTTGTGTCGGCGGCTGAAATGCAAAACGGCCTGCTTGATTTGATGCAGATTGCCCGTTCAATGCGTGTAACGCCCGAGGATAGCTTGTAATGTATGCGACGATTTATGCGTTATTTTTTACGATGGCAGCTATCCACCCTAGTGTTATTACTGCTACTAGCGTTTATGCCCGGTTCGCTGTGGCTGAAAGTCGTAGTAGCTAACATGGGGGCATTTTTGGTGTATGCTATCGCCCGTGCGGGGCGCCGAAAACAGTCGCATAGCGTGTCTCGTAGCTTGCGACACGGTCAAGAGTTTATTCCGTATCGGATGCATGTCTCGCTAATGAATAAGCTAAAGTTCTTCAAATTTAATAAAAAGTGATGGCGAACAGGTTCAAAAAAACTAACCATGTTTGCAAAGTTCCCGCTGGAACAGAGTGCATAGAAGGGAAATTGTACGACAATGAACAGCGTAAAGTTCGACCATTGTGCCCATGTGGATGCCATCTGCCGCCAGGAACAAAAGTAACTCGCTGAAAGGAATTGAGTAATGAAAAAGCTGCCACACGTGTACACTGATAAAGCAGTGTGGGTTAGAGGAACCCCCCAACCAGGACGCGACCCGGCATGGTCTATGGTTCGCAAAGAACATATTACCCACCTAGTTAAAGACACCTATAGGGAAGAGGACATCTACGATTTTTACGTTCATTTCACTAGCGGTCACGTGATGCTGGTAGACGGTTTAGCGTCCAAACTCACCATACAGGACCTATGGACATGGCTAAACACCTAACCCGCACGTTTACAAAACACCCTCATCAAGAAGGTATGACCTACCTGACGCACGCTGTATTTGCAACAAAAATAGCTGCAGGGTTGATAATCGCAGCGTGTAAAGGTACAGTACATGCAGTCTTTCCTTTCTGGTTCCAAACCAGCATGAGCGACCATATTCGTAACGTAGCCACCCAACTGGAGCGCTAATGGCAATCAGTCAACCCCTGCTGAAAACAAAGACAACATGGTATGTAGCGGCCGCTGTATTCCTGATTCTAAGCATCAAACCCACGTATAAAGCCCTACGAAAATGGGGCTACTCCCAAGTGACCGAAACCGCAAATTTCTTCGAAACAATAGGAACACTCCCCCAATGATCTACGAATTCACAGCCGGACACAACTACTGGTACATCGATACCGACCAAAAGTACCTCAAAATTACTGATAAAACCGACGAAACAATCATCAAAGAAACCGACCAATTAGGGCTGCTAGTCCAAATTGAAGGCAATAGAATAGCCGCCTACGAAAGCACATACGCCCTAATCGGCGTATCAACCCCCATCGTAGACAACCACTTCTTCCTAGAAGACGGCAACGCTCATATCATTTGGCAAGAAGATCCCAAAGTCATCACCCTCTTCTTCGAAGGATCCAACAAAGCTGTCCGAGCCTACTGGGACCACAACCTAAACACCCCACCCCAATAAACGACCGCTAAACACTTCCACGATCACAAAAGGAGCAAACCCATGCACGAACAGCACACACTACCCCTAGACTACGAACCCGACGCTTACAAACTGGCCCGCTCCACTGACCCAGAAACGTCAAAGACTGCGGCTCAGTCTATTTCGCTAGAACTGAAAGACAGTCACCGTTGGATTCTCAACTGGCTTATGGTTCACGGCCCAGCAACCGATGACGAGATCGCACTAGCAGCAGTTGACGCTAGTATAACGTCCCGCACCGAGTCGGCACGCAGGCAAGTCCGGACCCTGCGAGAAAAACACGAACTTATCGTTCCCGCAATCGATGAAACCACAGGAACCCAGCTTACGTCCGTCAACGCCTCCGGCAGACAAGCTCTCGCCTGGACGGCAAAGGAGCATAACCATGCATGAACCACACTCACTACCCTTCGACTACGAACCCGACAACCCCATCGTAACCATCAGCCTTAACCGGGAACAGATGGAAAAGTTCGCCAAAAACGAACTCAACAACAACAGTCCAGACTCCGACGCCTACCACTGGCTACTCACCGAAGCCGCCCCTGAAGACCGAGAAAAGATCGAAAAACTCGTACAAAACGAAATATGGACCCTCCTCACACAAGGACTATACGACTTAGACGACCTCCTCTGCGGACTCTACGAAGCCTACGTCCAAGCCTACCAAGCCTCAGGAACCATCCCCTACGGCCTACAACCCATCCGCTTCAACATAGACAACCCACCCCAATAAACAACCGCCTAATACCACCACGATCCAAAAACCCACCAACACACCAACTACCAAAAACCCCCCTACACCAACATGCAAAACATACTCCACATAGCACCCCCCACACTAGCCACCCTCACACTAATACTCACAATACTATACATAGACAAACACCACTAGACACGCCCCCAAAAACCACCTACAATAACCCAAAAGGGCCAAAACACAAACACACACACCCAAAGGCCCAAACCAATGACAAACCCCCTACACAAACTAACCAAAAACCACACAACCAATACACAACCACAACACCCCCAACCCCCCCCCCACACCCCCCCC